TGTTTTAAATTGCGATTTGTTTTGTTGTGACCAAAGTAAACGCATTATATAATATTCAAATTTTCTATTACGTTCTTTGATATCGATATTGAATAGTTGTTTTATTTCTTGCTCTGACATTTTAGTATTTTTTTATAAATATTGTTAACACGTTCTGAGTTTACTCCTCGTTTGTAATAAAAATTTATTACTCGTTTTATCCTTTGTAATGGTGTTTGTTTCATAATTCTACTAATTTTTTAATAATTTTTTTTAAATCATCTTTCTCGTAAATAGCAAACATTTGCTCGTCTTCATATAGCCCATCTCTTTGAGTACAATCAAAATCTAAAGTTAAAGATGTTTTGTTTATTTCAGCATCATCTAATTTATCTATAAATTGACCACTATCTTGTGCATCTATATTTCCTATTAAATCATCAAAAAGAAAATCTATTGGTTTATCTTTATGATATAAAGTATCTTGCTTAACCATTAAACCTGTAAAACCATACCTTTCATAATTCGAATATAAAGTGCCAGGTGGCAATAAGTAAAATTCTTTCTTATTTACTATTTTCATAGCTCTATTAATTTTTTTACTGCTTTTTCTATTTCTTTATACTTATAGCTTTTTATGGTTATTAAACCAAATAGTTTAACTTCTACTACAAACAAATTTTTCCTGTAGTTCAGTTGTGTAATACAAAATCGTTTCATAAAATGTGTTTTATTTGTTGATATTTAAAAATCCTTATTTCGTTATTATCGATGTATTTAAAATAATAATCCTCAGCGTTTACGGTTCCAACAAAATATCCTTCACGATTATTTTTATCAGTAATTATCTTTGCTGACGTTGGAACTTCTACTCCTTTGTAAATCGAGCAACCGCATCTTGGTTTCATATTAAAATAGTTTAGTTTGGTTAGTATGGTTTACTATTCTCTGTATAGCTTTGTCGTAATACTCTTTATCTAATTCACAAGCTGTTAATTCAAATCCGTAATCGTGACAAGCTATAGCTATTGAACCTGAGCCTAAATGTGTATCAAGTATTTTATAGTTCTCTTTTGCATAGTTATCCAACAACCATTTGTAAAGTTTTTGTGGTTTTTGTGTAGGATGTATTTTAATATCGCAATCATTAATATAAGCGTCTGCTCTACTATATTTATAAATTTTAAAAGTATTAATATTTGTTTTTGCAAGTTCACCTTCTTTAAAATTACCACTATCACCTTTATACCAAATAATAACACCATTATCATTTAAGTATTGAAAATAATTACCACCCCAAACAATATAATTTTTAGACACTCTTTTTAATTCATCAAAATATTCATTTGAAGGAACTGAAGAATCCCATTCTGTTTTATGATATTTGGTATAAGTACCTGCTCCTTTTGTAAATCCTTTTTTACCACCTAATTCATTTTGAACTACATCTGCATTAATTCCATATGGAGGATCTACAATAGCTAAATCAAAATAGTTATCAGGATACCTGGACATTAAAATCATATTATCCTCATTGGTTATTGTTATTTTATCTGTTACTTTCATATCTTATTTTTTTTTACAAATTTATATAGTTTATTATTACGTTGTATATTTCTTAACAAATATTTAACATTTAAGGATATATACATCCTTTTGTATCGTGTAAACAAAATGCTTTTTTTCCTATACTATTCAATTCGTCAATACGTAATTTTTGTAATGGTTTTAAAGTGTCTCCACCTTCTTTTAATTCAATCCATTGATCAACCTCGCCTGATTTCATACATAATAAATCTGGATAACCGTTTTTATTTAATCTAATCGTTTTTAATACCAACCATCCAGCCGTTTCGTATTGCTTAATAATTTTACTTTGAAATTTCATAATCTTTTTTAAATAATTGAACGTTGTAGTTTTCTTTTTCTTTTACTGATTTAAACACTTTTTCCTCGATTCCTTTATTTGAAAATAAAAAATAAACATCGTTTGATTTTCTTTCCATTGTTGTTAATCGATCTATTGCCTGTATAAATTTAACACCAGAAAAACCAAAGTTTAAAAATATTAGTACTTCAGCATTTTTTAAAGATATTCCTTCAGCTCCAGCGTACTGTTGTAAAGCTATCGATTTCGATGTATTATTAAACGTATCTAAATCATCCGTTATATCATCTCCAAATATTTGTTTGATCATATCATACTCGGCTTTATAATAATAAAATATTGCGATTTTAACACCAGTAAATCGTTGTTTAATATATTCCGCTTTCGTGTAATCGGTTACCATCGAGTTACCGCTTTCAAATTTAATCGATCCGCTACAAAGTTGATGTATTTTAGATTGAAGCTTTACGGCTGTATCGGCTATTATTAGCTCGTTAGTTCCCTGGATGCAAAGATCACGTTTCAATCTATTAATTAACGATTGCGTTTTTGGTTGCATCGTGCAGTACATCGGTTTTAAATTTACGGTTGTAGTAAATCCTGCTTGTTCTTGCGTAAATCGTATCAGGTACGGATTTATTATTGACTCAATCAAAGGTAAATTTGCGTCTGAATAGTCGTTTACATCAGCATAACCGAGAAACTTTTTCTTAACGTTTACAAAAGTTTTAGCCCATTTATAAAAATTAACATCAACGAACGGAGAAAACGAACTGACTCTAAATTGATGATACCATTGCGAGGCTGATTCTACGGCAGGAGTACCTGATAAAAATATCATTGGCGTATCTTGAAATCGTTTTAATTCTTTAAAAAACTGATTTGGTTTAGGAAACGCACCAATCCTATGATGTTCGTCTGATATTACCAAATCGAATTTAGACGTGATTTTACGCAAACTTTCGTTATTTATGATAGTTATATCGAAATCATAATTAAAGTCGTTAAAATCGTTCTGTATCGAACTGATAGCTCGTTTTTTTGTAATAAACAAAACATTGTTTGCTTTGTATCGTTTAGCTATTTCGAGAGCAGTCGCAGTTTTTCCTGTTCTAACTGCCATAATTAAATACAGGATATTATATTTATTTAATATATCGACGCCTTGCGTTGCTATTTTGTTTTGATAATCTCGTAGTTGCTTCATAACTGTGTTAATATTATGTTAAAATTAAGCCTTATATATACTATCTATTAATATATATAATCTAAAAATATGTTTTATTATAAAATTAAAAATTTTTAAAAATTTTAAAGGCGATTTTAAAGGCATTTTCTCAATGTTTATAAGGCTTCGCAACGATTTTAAAAGGTTTTAATTTTAAAATGATATTTTTTTATTTTTTTTGTCTTGAAAAAATATTTTATTAAATTAAAATTAAACTTTAAAATTTTAAAATAACGTCTAAAGCCTTATGTTTGTTGAGTTTTTTGTTTTAAAGCTCTTTAATATAATTATAAATTGATTGTAAAGATACGCCTAAAAGTTCAGCAACTTCTTTTTTATTTACTTTCGGATTAGATTTATATATTTCTAAAAACTTTTCCTTTGGCGATTTATTTTTATTCTGAGACACGATCGTTTTTATAGCTCCAACCTCAACTGAATTTACTTTTATCTTTTTAGCTGTAGCAATAAAATATTTACTTATTTTTTCAGCGTTTAAAACACTTTCTTTTGAAATCAATAAACTATTACCACCTTCGTTAAAAAAGTCGTTAAAAACGTGTAGCAATAACGCAAAACGAGGTATATACGATTTTTGTTTCGGAAGCATCGATTTCATATATTCGTTTTCGTTATCGTCGTTCTGTACGTTAGTTATTTCGTTAAAAATACGTTTCCATTCTATTTTAGCCTCGTCTGAAAATCTACACGTTAACGGTTCGATCAATCCATCGTCATCGCGTTTGATAACTCGAAGCTTAATAGTTTCGTAAAAAGAAATAATTGTATCGTTGTACCAGGAGATAGTTTCCATATCCATTTCGCGATCGTTGTAAGTATCGACCGATAAATCAGGAAACGATAAAAGCATCCGGTCCATAAAACCGTTTTCTTTATTTTCGTCGGTATAAAACGAGTTTAAAATACTTGGTTGAATACCACCTAAAACAGGTATTAAAGGTTTTTCTACGAACGAACCGCGTCGAGATAATCGGTTTAAATTTACAGCTTTACCGCTCCAGGTTGATAGCCAAAATTCTAAGTCTGAACCATCTCTATATTTATTCATATCTTTTAACCATCCGGCAAGTTCGTCTTTAAAAACTCCGATAGCGTTATCTGATTCCTGGTGCAGATCAACTAACGCCTCGAGCGTAATATCGTTTGCGATAAACTGCGATTTAATCGGCTTATCTACTTCCTCTGTTTCTTGTTGTTCCTTTTTAGTTAAAGCTGAGTAGTAATCAAAACGATCTAACTGTTTGTAATAGTTTTTAATCTGTTTACTATTTAATTTCAATAAAGGAAATACAACGTTATTAATCGACGGAGTTTTACCCAATCCTGCCTTACCTACTACAGAAATCCAAACGGTGCTGTTTTCATACCAACCTTTTTTAACTTCGATATTCATTGCGTTTCCTATCGATACAGAAATCAACCAAAGTAACGAACAACCCATATAATCGATCGAGCTGTCTAACGTATCGTGGCACTCGAGCATATACGTTTGAATTGGTTTTGGAAATATATCGATTGGAAACTTTAAATCTTCGACCTGTAACTCGATACGCTCGATTGGTTCCTTTATTAATTTTCGCGAACGTGAACCAAAACCTTTATGATATAATTCTGATCCAGCTTTTGCGAAATCACCGAAACAATATTTATAAGCGTAAGCAGTAAAAGGAGTAATTAATTTCTCGGCAGGATAACAAGTTCCGGTTGAAAATAAAAACATACAACCGCTATTTTTATAAACGTAACCAGAATGCGGAGATGCCGCACCGTGACGTTTAATAATATATTTATCGTTTAAAGTTCTAACGATAGTAAAATCGTCAGCTATAACGTCGAAAATAGATTGTTTTTCGTTGTAATCGTCCCAAGGTTTTAGTTGAGTGTCTTCGATATCAATAACCTTCGGTGCTACTTCGTTAGGAATATCCTCTGTATAGTTATAAGTTTTCGAACAACTCCAAAGTATAAAACGATCTTCTGGCGTAATATATTGAACGTCTTGATAATTTAAATCAGATAACGTATCAGGATATAAAATAACCATACCGCCTACGCCACGAGTTTCGATAATAGCCTCTTGATGACCTTTTAATCGAGCGATTTTCGTGTTACCTTGTATCTCGGTACATTTGTAAAGGATATGGTACCCTTTGTTTTTTGTTTTTTTAATTACAAACTTTTTATCAAAGTCGTCAATATTATCTTTTAAAAACATAAGGTACTCGTTCCAAAAGTCTTGCATTTCTTTTAACGAACTGAAAACTTTTAAATCGATATCGATAACCTCTAAATCGTTGTAACCTGTTACGATTCCGTAAAGCGGTGAATTTAACGCGTCAACCTCGTTTGAGTTACGTGCTTCTGTTTGGTATTTTTTCCAGGCACCGTCAGGCGATTTATCCGCCTTGCAAGGTATTACCGAATAGCCTCTTTGTGTTAATAATCTTAAATAATTTTTCTCCATTACTCTAATATTTGAGCTGCAATATTAATCAATTTTTCTCTATCTTTTTTGTATGCTCTTAAAATATTTGCTAAATCGTGGCACTCGTATAGTTCGGTAAAAGCTACCTGGTTAATAAAGTCTTCGTAATATCCTTGAACCTCGAACGTTTCGTCTTCTTTTTTATTTGTAAATTCGTTATATAACGGAGTAATAAGTTTTAATTTCTCGATCGTGTTTTTTAAAAAATTACCAAGTACTTTGTTTACTCCAGAAATAGTAGGTAAATTATATTGGATATCTTCGAGTTGTTTCTTTAAAGTTTCAGTTATTATGATTGTTTTCGTTGTTAACGATGCTAACGACTGTAAAAATTCATTTTCATATACTACTACTATTTCGCAATTATCGAGCTTGTAATAAGCTATAATTTCTTTTGCTTTTTGTTCGTTCTGTGCGTAAGTTCCTAACGATAACTGTTTAGTAAAATATTTGTATTTCCCATTAAACCATTTTAAATCGTCTCTGTTTTGGATCATATAAAGTTTAGCGTTCATTTTCTTGTTGTTGTTTAATTTGTAAATATTCAATTTCTCTTTCTAAATAATCTAATGCTTTTTTTAAATCTTGTAACTCGTCTAATTTCTTTCCAGCTCGAGCTACGTATTTTAAAATATTTCCACGATTAAAATTTAAATCGTAATCTTTGCAAACGTCGATAATATCGTAACATTTGCCGTTTTCGTAATGTAATTGACTTGCTCTCATTATTGTTCGTATTTTTCTATTGCTAATTGCTCGATCTCCTCGATTTGTTTATTTGATAATATTTGGTACATATCGTTCCCGCATATGAATATTTGACAATCGTCTAAAGTAGCACCTGAGTTTGTTTCTCTTTCTTCTGGGTAATAAGTTCCTATTACGTCAAACTCTACATCGCAATAAGTTATTGTTAAATCTAATTGTGCCATAATTAATTTCCGTATTTGTTTACTAATATTACATAAATTACAAATGCTACTAAACCGATCACGTTTATTACTCTTACTTCTTTTTGTTCTTGTGTTTTCATAATTGTTTTTTTTAAGGTTAAAAATTATGCGTTACAGTCGCATCCCTGTTTTATTTTTAGTTAAATGTTTTTTCTATTGCTATTTTTCCAATTACGTGGTTAACTACATATTTAAAACAATTGTCTTGTTCTTCTTTGTTCATTTTGAAAAACTCATTTTTAAATTCTTTATTATCATTTAAAAAATTGTTAAAAGAGTTTAAAAAAATTTGTTGATTAGAAAATAATTCGTTTTGAGTTAATTCTAAGTTTGTTAAAAATTTTTGAGTTGTCATAATATCTGTTTTTTATTTGTTGTTATCTGAGTACAAATATATATCTAGATTTTAAATAAAAAAACGTTTTGCTAAATTTTAACATAATTTTAACATTTACAAAAAAAGGTACTTAAAAAATAAGTACCTTAATAGTTGCGTTGTTGGTTTAGTTTAAAATGGCAGATCGTCCGCTGGTTGCGTCGGAGTAATAACTTCAGCTTGTACTGAAATCGCGTTAGCTTCCGAGTTCCAAACTGTTTTACCGTTACCAAGGTAAACGGCTTTTTCTCCAGCTTCTCGTTCCTCTTTACTTTGATTGATACGTATAGACGCGTCCTGGCCATATTCGTTAACTTCGTCGTTTAATACGATTTGTATTTCAAGATACTTCGCATTATTTTTAAAAGGTTGTCCGTTTTTATCGGTTGATTTAATTTTGTTTTTATCAATCTTTGTTACGTCGATTGATGCTGAGATAATCTTTGCCATTTTATTTAGTTATTAAAGTTATATATTCACGTGCGTTTTCTACTCTTTGTTTTAATTCGTTTATAATATTTTGATCATAATCAAACTCAAACGTTTTAATCCTATATTTTTTATCTAAAGACTCGTAATCTTGAGGCTCTACATATAACAACTCTGCTGGCGTATTCATAAGAACGTAAGTAAGTACCGCTTTTTTGCAACCAGTTAGATGCATATAAACCTGTAATTGATAAAAATAATCTTTATTCGGTACATCGTTTTCAAATAAAGGAAATGTATAAGCATCCCAACTACATTTTATATCGTAAACTACATTGTTTACTATTAAATCAGGAGTACCTTTGAAATAATCATCCTCATAAAAATTCTCGTTTTTAATAGCAAAATCTAAATCCAACCATTCGATAGCCTTATCGATTGCCTTGTCTTCTAAATCGATGCCTTTTGTTAAATATTTAGATGTTATTTCTTTACGAAATCCATATATCTGTTCTCGAACGTAATCCTGTAAATACGATTTTGTCGTTTCAGATAAAGTTTCCGTTTTCGATCTGGCGTTTGTCATTAACTTACCAGCTGCTGAAGCCCTTACTTTGAACATAATAAAATTTCGTTTTCGTTAGACAATGTATATTTAGATTTTATTTGCTCAATCGTTACCGATCCAGATTTATATCCTTCGACTGCTTTATTCCAATTCGGATGATCAGGAGTTAATTCAATCAACGTTAAATCTAAATCGTAGTTAATAACGTCTTTACGATTCAAATCAGAACCGAATAATTTACCGAAATGATCAGTCGCATCTTTAATAGCTATCGTTTTAGCGATAGGAAACGCCATTGATAAAGCTCCGTTATTTATATTAGCTAAATCAGCAGGAGACGTTCCTTTTGCCGTCTGTAATTGAGCTGCACCGATACCGTCGTGAAACTCCCAAGTATTAGTTAACGGATGTAAATAATGAACACGTACTACAACGTAAACACCGTTGAAGCTGGTTCCTTCTCTCAATACCTCGATACGATACGATTTGAAAATAGTTTTTAAAAGATACTCAACACGCTCAATCGGTATGTATTTATATCCTTTAATAAACGGATGCGTTTTTACCCAATCAGTTTTAGGTTGTTGATTCATTAATGCTACAAAAGCATCGTTTTTTTGTGCTACGACTAAATCTGAATAAAGGTCTTTAATTTTTGGTAGGTTGCTCATTTGCTGTAAATTTGATTACTAAATTGTCGAACGATTCGTTTGAAATAAATCCCTTTACACGTTCAGTGTACCACGCATAAAATTCTGATAGCTCTGCCATAATCTTGTTTTGATTTGATTGTTAATAATAATTCTGTTTTGATAATACTCTTGAATATTTACAAAGTTGTAAATAAAGTTTCTTTTTTCTGCGCTCGCTATTCTACGATCACATTCTGCTATCATTTCGAGGATTGCGATAGCTTTTTCGTGTTGTGTAATTAATTTTTGCATAAGTATTTCGTTTTGTTTACTTTGCAAATATATAACTTTTTTTTATATAAAAACCATTTTAACAAAAAATTAACAAATTATATTCCACAAAATCCTGAATCACATTCGTTAAAGTCATCATCAAACATATTCATTGTAAAATTATAGTTTACTATTTTATCATAAGTCAAACCATCAATTCTAAATTTATCCCAATTATGTTTTCTGTTACTTTCTTTTTTTATAAACCACTCTATTTTTTCTTTATGATTTTTATACATATAATTTAATAATGGTGGTTGTTTATGAAAACATCCAACACAATTATTCATAAACGCAAACTGAACAGGTTTGTTTTTCCAAAATTCAACAACAGTATCTTTATAAATATTATCTTCAATTAAAGGAAATATTGGTTTTTGCCATTCAATATTTTTCCATTTGTTTCTTCCATTTTCTGATTTACCAATAATAGTTTTAAATTCTAATAAATTATTTTTATTTAATTTACTATTTACATTTTGCATTCTATTAGTTTCATTTGCTCTAAATCCTATTCTAAATTTTGCAACTTCTTTTATTTCTTTTTGCCACCATTCAAAAATAGGTTTCATTTTCATTTCAGTTGTACAATATCTTCTTAATGGACTTGGTAACAAACCATTGTTAGAAATAACTTTATCGAAACTTTCTCCTGTTACCCAATTTATTTCAGAACCTATAAACTGCTCTAATTCTAAAATAGTTTTTATAATAATATCATCTTCTAATGTTCCAATAAATTCAGTTCCTATTTTATCAGAAACTATTTGACGAATTTTAGCGTCAGGAAATAAGCAATTATTATCATCTGTTCTAACTAATGAAAATACATTATAATCTGCAGGATAATTAGCAGCTATATACGCTGATGTTTTACCACCTGAAATACTGTTTACTGTTTTCATAATTATTTGTTTTTGCAAATATATATAAAAAATTATTAAAAAAAAAACCGATACTAAATATCGGCTTTCTTGCTTAAATAATAAAAAACAAAGATCAGAATAATAAAGATTATACAATACCAGTACGGAAATATCCTTTCGGTTTCTTTTTCAAACGATTTTCTTTTAACTACAGCTTGTTTTCGTTCGTTTTGCTGTATCTTTTTATCGTTTGTATATATTTTATTAACTTTAGTTTTTTTGTACGTTAAACGTGCGTTTTTATACGTTACACCATTTACAACAATCGGAAGCGTATCGATAATTGGGCAAATCTCAAACTCGTAGATAAACGTGCTATCTACAATTTTAATTTGCTCCTGTACGTTTGTTTGTACTTCGGTTTTAACTTCAGTTTGTTGAACGTCTTTTTTTATTTCGACTTTACGAGATCCGCACGAAATTAATAAAAACGATAATAAGGCGTATCTAAATAACATTTTTAAATTTTAAATAATTCATATAACTTGAATTCGATATCTCGTGAGCGTGTCCGCATTCGCATTGCATTAAACGTTTAATAGTTCCTAAAGCTGTAACGTTATTTTTTAATAGCTCGGTATTTTCTGATCCGCAAACTGGACAACTGTATCGTAAATTATTATTTAATACACCGACGTGTACGTTTTGTTTAATATAATTTTGCATCGTTTGAAATACGTCTTCTAAAACAATAATATCTCCCTCGCAGTAATGAGTCATTTCTTTCATTGCTTCTTTATTTCCAGCCATTACACCTTTCCACATATCGAAACCTGAATGTTTAACCTTTGCTCCTACTCCTAAAAATTGAGCGATATAATCTAATTTATTACTATTGAAATTAAATCCTGATTTAGCTTTTTTTAACGTGTCTAACGTTCTATAGTTTGGGAACATCGGAATGCGGTGAAATATACAACGAGTTCTAATCCATTTAATATCGAATCGATCACCGTTATGAGCTATCATCTCATCTGATTGATTTGCTATCTTAACGAAATCGATCAACATCTTTTTATCGCATTGATTGTTATCCCAAGTAAGTGTATGTATCTTATCTTCGTTCTCCCATTTATAAGATATACAGATAATTTTACGCTCGTCAATTATATTATCAGGCGTAATATTTAAATTGTAACCTATACGCCAGGAGTAAACAACGTTTGGAGAAGTTTCAATATCAAAAAATAAACGTTTAATACTACATCCTTTATCACGAAACTGAAATAATTTGATTTCGTTTTCTTTTGATAAAGTATATTTATTATATTGTTTATGTTGTAAACCTAAATAAACAACCTCGTTTGGTTTTAGTCTGTAACGTCTTTCTTTATTTTTCATATTACAAAATTATATAAATAAAAATAAACGACATTAAAGTTATTAACAACCTGTAAAATAATTAGCTGATTCAGACATACGTCTATTAGTTAAACCTTTTGAAACTTTACCACCTGCTTTATTCCATTTAAGAAACTCTTTAGCAATTAAAGCATCATTAGGATTGTTGTTTACTAATTTTAAAAGTGTTGAATTATTAAAGTTTGCCTTTCCTACATTATAACAGAATGATACCAGTGAGTTGAATTGATTTTGGTTTACGTTAGAAATAACTTTCTTTGAAACGTGTTTAGCAAACTCATCTGCTATATCTTTAAACAACTCAAAAGCATCATCTATACTGATTGATTTATCCTGTAACGTTACCAAAGTACCATCTGAGTAATATGTGTTACCATAACCAATTGTAGGACGTTTAGCTGAACATAAATAAGGCTTTAAAGATAAACCCTCAAAATCTGTAATTAGTTTGTAACCTTTGTTATTTAGAATCATCTTTTCCTTTAGCTGTTTGAATTATTTTTATAAAAGTATATACTATTGAAGCAGATAATAAAACTATCTTTAAAATAGCTTCTATGTTAGAAAAACTTATAGCCATAACTACAGAATTTAAAGCGTATATTTTCAAATCGTTATGCGACATTTTTAGCTTTCATTAAACGTTCAACAATATTAGTTACTCCTTCAATAGTTATGTAAGAAGTACCTATAATTACCCAATCAGTTGAAGTTATAACACCAGTAAATAAACCTACTGATGCTACAACAAAAACTGTTAATTTTCTTGAAACCCATTTAGATAGGAACAAGTCTATTTTTTCTTTTCTACTCATTACCTAAAAACAAAATATTCGGTAATTCACCATCTGCATTAGTATTATAACCTGCAAATGCGTGAATACAATTTACAGGGAATATTTCATTAGTTCCGAAATCTATCTTTTGCTCACTCATTACATCGTAAAAATAACCATCGTAATATATAGGCTCTGTAATTACGTTGAAATCTGAATCATAAGTTCCATCAACTTCTACGATTAAACCTATTTCAACAACCGCTTGAATACCCTCGCCATAAGCTAAAGTAATTTCTTTGTCAAGGTTTTCTACTTCTTTGCAAACTCCTTTAGCGATTAAATCAGCTATTGCAGTTTCTTTGTCTTTGTATTGTAATTTTGCTATTTCCATTAGATAGTTGTTAATTGTGCTAAAGTTTCATTGTCTAATCTTGTTTTCCAAAGGGCTGATGCGTTAATTCCGTCTTTTGGTTGCTGAGTTCCATTTCCATAGCTACCTAAATAGACTTCGGCTTTTGCTGGAACGCTGCCAGTATTTTGAGAGAATGCTAAAACACCATTGACGTACATTGCAAAATCATTAGCCTTATAAGCAAATGCTATTTTTAACCTTTGTGAAGTGTATATTGTAGAACCATCGTTATTCACTTGTACTCCTGAATTTAAAACCTCAGCACCTATTTTATTATTTGAACGTACTACTATAGCAATATAACTACTTGTTGAAGTACCTAAGTTAAATAAATTTTTAAATACTGAATCAGCTTTAAAGTTAACATCAACAAACATAGTCCCCTCTGTTTGACCAATTAAACTACTTATTCCTGTTTTAGAAATAACATCTGCGTTTCTTGTTATTGTACTTGCTACTGTAGGAATGTATGAAGTATGGTATGAACCTGCTTCTAATTGAGCGCCCCATAAGTATGCGGTTTGACCACTTCCTGCATAAGAAGTTGTAGATGTTCCCGTAAACAATCCAATACCAAATGTTTGATTATTAGTTCCTGCCGTATGTGTAGCAGTTAATCTAAACCATCCATTACCAACGCTTGTAATTGTTCCGCTAAACAAAGATGAATCTACTACTGTTTGAGTACTTAAATCAAAATAAGAGCCTCTACCTTGTGAAAGATTACCAATAAATATTTTACTTGCAGTACCCGCTTTTGCATAAACAGAAGCGGTTTGTGTTATAGCTTGCCAAGTTGAATATTGCACTACAACGTGAAGTCCATTTGTTGAATCGTCAGTAATTGTATCCGCAGTTGTAGTTCCATCAGGAGAAATTATTGTATTTGCTGAAATTGCAAGGTTTACTTTAGTCCAACTTGCATTATCAAACGTTTGACTTTGTAATATTAAATTCGTTCTCTGTGGCTCAACTAATATACTCGGACAACTTCCGTTTGTATAGTCTAATCTTGGAATGTTTAATCTGTCAGTTGTTGGGAAGTAGTCTTTAGCAACTGAACCTGTAACTAATTGAGCGCCCCATAAATAAACAGATTGGTCTGTAGATGTTGTTGGGTAAATTCTTGCTCTCTGCGCGTCTTCTAATGCAGTATAAGTACTTATTATTCTATACCAACCATTACCATAATCCTCAAAAGTTGTTACTCCTAATCCGTTTGTTATTGAAGTTAACACAGAACCGCTCCAGTTAATGTTTGCAGAAATAGTTGATACAGTATTTCTTATAAGCAATAATGATTGAGTTGAATTATTATTTTTAATAAAAAAAGAATTTGTATAAACAACTCCGTTTGTACCAGTATATGATTGAGATATATATGAAGATGCATTAGCTCCTAAAATAGTATCCGCTGTTAAAGTTCCATTTGGAGAATTTACTGAATTTGCGGTTTTAGTTATAGTTCCAGATATTGCCCAAACAGCATTATCAAACTCCTGACTTCTTTGCAATAAATTATAAGGCGTAACCTCAATAAGCCCGTCACCATTTACACGCGTTGCAGTCGTTGCTCTTGTTACTACTAAATCACCACTTCCATCATCTGGTTTTATTGCGTAAAGTTTGTCCTCTTTATAGCCATTTGGTGTAATGCAGAGTGAAGCCGAATCAAATAAACTCATAATCTTTTAATTTTATTAAATTTGTTTTGTTTTTATATTTACCTGCAAAAAGCATTCTTAAATAAGTATCCGAAATATTAACAGATTCAGCAGCTTCTTTTATTGTGTCAAATATTTGTTTTGTTTCAGTATTAATTACTTTTACTGCTGCAGGATTTTTACCACCTTTTACAGATTCGCTTTTTTTAATTAATGTTTCTTTACTAAAAACTTGTAAAGCCCTTTTTTGTTTTATTATTTCTTTTGCTTTATCAGTATGTTTTTTACCTTTAAAAGTGCTTTCTTTTCCTTTTTTAGCTAAAGATATTTTTTCTTTATGTTCTTTAGTTATAACATAATCTAAAGGCACATTTCTAACTCCTTTTCTTCTTTCTGATATTTTTTTTCTAACTTCAGGTGATAAATTTGAGCCATCACCACCATCACTCATATTACAAAGAATACCTGTTTTAATATCTTTTCTACCATATAAACTAATTAAAAAAACTTCTAATTCTTTAGCGTCTTCAAAAGATAAATTTTCTTGTATTACTTCAACATAATACCCGTCTTTTTTAACTATGTTTTGCCAATAACTATTTCTTTTTGTTTTTACAAATGGTCTTTGTTTATTTCCAATGCCTATATAAAAAACAGAATCATCACTTAATCTTCTGTGTCTATATACGACTTTATCAAATAAACTCATATCTTAAAAATTAATTTCATTAATTAAACAATCAAATGCTTCAAAAACACCACTATCAGCAACTACTCTAGTCCTAAAAGCTACAGCATCTTTATTTTCATTACCTAATAGCTCAGTTTCTCCTGACCAAGATACATTGTAAACAGAACCCCAACCAATGCTATTATTGATTGCACCTTGACCCCAACCTATTGTGTTGTTATTTACTCCCTGACCCCAGTCTATTGAATTTGCCATTTTCTATTTTTGATAAAAATATTTGTAATTTCTTAACGTTAACCTCTTTCGGTTTATACTCGTTTTGTCTTATAACACCCATCCTATAAAAGTTGCGTCTGAATCTGGAGACATATCAGGTCCAGAATTTTCGTTATATTCTGGAAATAAATTGTTATTATTAGAAATGTAATCTATAAAACGTCGCGTGTAATGTTGTGCAATATCACGTTCCTTTGAAATTATAAAATCAATTTCGTCTTTATTAACAATTTCTCCGTTTTCAGTATTATGTTTATAAACACCTTTGTTTGCGATCGTAATCGATGCGAAAGGTAAATACTCAACCATAGCCCAATGTATTAACATCGGCTTTATATATTTGTTTACAAGTGATAAATAGTTACCAGATAACGTATCAGCTACAATATCATCATTAATCTTATCAAATAACTTAGTACCAAGATAATTCTGTAAATGAATATCTTGAGCGATTTTAATATATTGGACAAATTTGTCAGCATCAACGTTACCATTAACCGATGTAAATTTTACTAAATCTGTATTTGTTATAAATAGAGCCTGTGCCATTATTTTGCGTCAATTGGTAAGTTATTATTATCAGGATGAAATCCTTTATTTTGCATATCGTTAGGCATCATCGAAACATATTTCGAATTTCTAACTCTGTAACCATATTTCTCGGCTTTTGCTACCGATATTTTTGTAGCGTTTTCGCTTAAAACGTCAATTTTAGCGTTATCAAACGAAACGTAAGTTTGACGCGTGAATTTATGGTGGCATCGTGGTCCGCCTTTAAATTCGAAAATATTATACGATTGACCTTTATGGCCAAACCCAGGATTTACTGAGTTACTATCAACGTTTACTAAATCTTCTTTACGATAAACTCTATTTGCGTTCATCATTTTTTTACAAAAACCACGCTCTGGATTTGGATTTCCATCGTATTTATATCGAGTTAAAAATTTAATTCCATCGATATTTTTATCTTGTTCCGAGCCTGCTGTTGGTCTTGCTGTAACTGCTGAAGCAAATCTTTGAAATAATGATTTCTTTTTAGGTTGATTTAAAAAATTAATTTCTCCGTCAAACTCGGCTTCGTTTTCATAATCAACATCGTTTTCGTCAATCAGAATCCATTCTTTGCCAAGTGTTTCTCCTTTCGAAATTAAAGCCTCGGCTAAATCGTCTGGCGTATCTTTTTCAGATGCTAAATTCGTGTTGTTTTCTTTCGTTAAATCTCCTTCAACGTCTAACGGTTGTAAATCTTTAAAGTAAAGGTTTAACGATATTTTATTAAAAGCTAAAATAGTATCGATCGCATCTAAAATAGTTTCCTGGATCGGTTTGATTACCATATTATCAAATAAGATATATGAATTACGCAACTCGTCGGCGTTTGAGCTAAAACCGTTGTTTGAAGTTATACCGAACAATAACGGACTTGTAACGTTGTGCGATAACATAATTTTGCTTGACGCCTCGGTAGATAAATAACTGTAGTGTTCTGGCGCATCGTTTAACGGAATTGAATCTACAGTAGTCTTTTTAGTTTCGTCGTTATTAAACGCAACTACAACGCGTTTACCACGTGATCCGGTTAAAGTCGTTTCTACCTTTCTTTTTATAATAACTTGTTCCTCTTCTGTAGGTATTCCGTTGTTAAAATTCACAACCGATGTTGGAGCGAATCCGTTTTGTACTTCGTTTATTAAATACTCAGAAATTTCCTCTTCAAGTTTCGCATAAGGCAATCCACCTTCGTAATCTACTGCTCCGTAATATTTAGCCGATAGCGTGTAATTCATTACATAAAATATCTCTATTTTTTCGCCGTTCGTTCCGTAACCAAAAGCTGGAATTAATTTAGGTGGAAAATTTTTAATATCATCCCAATTATCTGAGTAATAATATCCTGTTATATTTCCGTCTTTATCGCATTTTTTAGAACGTAATAAATGTACAGGAATATGCTCGACGCGATCAACGTTATCTTTTTTAGCGTTGTAAATTACTTGAAACGCAAAATTTCCAAGTGTTTTATAATCTTTAACAACCTTTTTGATTGTCGATTTAGAAAACATTTTAATCAACGTAGCGTAATCGTTAGGCTTTACACGTGCGTCTTTTGCTGATAAACCTTTTCCGTAAACTAATTTGTTTATATTGTTAATTACTGCGTTGTTAGTCGTCGATTTAGTATATAAGTCAATTAAATATCCGAAGTAATTATTATCATCTCCGTAATTAACCCAATCGTTTTTTTTATCTTCGATCGCAACCGGTGGCTTGTAAGCTTCTAATTGAACAAAGTGTACGTTATTACTCATAAATTATAAATTCATTGTTAGATTGGTGGTCCGTGTATTCGTTATCGTTAACAGAATAATCGGATATTGTTTGATTTGTACAGAAAATTCTTTCTCTACAAACGACGTTTAAACCATCAACTATTGTTAATTGGTAATTTTGATTTTCTTTTATATTTAAAACCGCTTGGATAATAGTAAAATATCCGGAAAAAACAAAGCTTTCCGGTACGATCGTTTCCGATACGTTAGTTAACTCGTTTCTTATTATTAACGACGTTACGTTATCGCTTTTGAGCGTAACCTTAATATTTTGAACGTCGGTTGTTTCCTGTAATACAATCATATATATACAACGTAATAAATAGCGTTTTGTTCAATTTATTTTAAACAAAAAAAAGGTAGTCGTTAAACTACCTTTATTTTTTTAGTAAAAGTTTACTAATTATGCACCTTCAACAACTGTAAATCCTAAAGCTGTCATTGTACCATCTAAGAAATTAGCAGGTACTGGTTCCTCGGCTACAATGGTTAATGTATATCCTGATTGGTCACCTAAATTTGTTCCAGTCATAATACTACCACCTGTAACTTCTGCTCCACGTACTAAACCAGCTAAAAACTTGTTACCCATATTGTCCTCAACTACTGCTTGAAATCTTGAGTAAGTCAATAATTTCAATTCTTTATGCGCTGAAGGAGTTAATGTTTTTAAACTTAAATTTAACGTTTGAGTGAAAAATGAAGTTCCTGTATTTCTGTCCGAGTTAATAGTTTGCTCGAAATTCGAAGCACCTTTTAATTCGTATTTATATGCTGAAGGAGTACCAGCAACTGCCTCGATCACGTCCGTGTTCGTCGCGTCGTAAGTTACTCCACTCATATCGCCCCAGTTCACGAAGTAAACTGCAGCTAAACCACCTTGATTTGTTTTACAAGGTTCTTTTCTTCCTAAAGAGATATCGCAAGCCATCTGTATATTTGTTTTAAAATTAATAAAAAAAAAGGTGGCGTTTATTCCACCACCCTTTTTAAATTTATATCAGCTAAATATTAGTTAGCTGAGTTTGTAATTCCGTAAGTAACGATGTCCTCAACGATAGAGTATTGAACTCCACCTGTCATTCTCATTACAATTCTTACGTTTTGATCTCCTAAAGTTTCTGAAGTATCGATTAATCTAACTTCGTTATGATCTGAAACTAAACCAGTACCAAAATAAAGGTTTTCTTTGTAAGTAGCGATTGCAGTATTAGCAGCCAATCCTGGGATCATTACAACTTTTACTCCGTCGAACATTAAGTCTCCACCGTTAAACCAAGTAGTACCTTTGTTTTCAACTCCGTTAGCTCCAACTCCTGATGCAGCGAAGCCACCTAAAGCTCTTACGTATGCTTTGAAAATGTTTTGAGATGCGTAGATATATAAATCTTCACGACCGTATAAAGCGGCAGGAATAGCGTCAACGATTTTACCTAATTCAGCAATTACGTTAGAAGCAGTAACTGTAGTTCCAGCAATTTCGTTTGCAGTTGGTAAAGCAGCGTCTGCAGCTAATAAAGTAGCGAAACCGTCAAATTGTCCAGTTGTTCCAGCAGCTCCTCTCCAGATTGAAACCTCGTTTTCAGCTGCTACTTTTGCAACATACTCAGCAAGGATAAAATCTGCAAAGCTTGGAGGTAGAGCGTCATAAGCTGACAATCCCATTTCCATTGCTTCCCAATCTGATTGGAATGAGCTTTTACAAACGATTTGGTTTACTTGTAATTCTTTTGGTGTCAAAATTCTTTCAACCAAAGTAATAGAACCTGTGTCTGTAAAGTCGCAAGTTGCGTTAGTTAATAACGATCCAGTGTTAACACGTTTTAATACTTCTTTGTATTTAACGTTAGGTTTAACTGTGATCAATCCGTTCGCGATAGTCGGAGCAGATAAAAGTGCTTGAGAAACGTATTTTTTTGCGAATTCTCCAGCATAAGATGTGGTAATCGAAACTGATGTAGCCATAATTATGAAAATAAATTTTTGTAAATTAAATCTTTTGTTGATTGTTTTCTTTGTTGAGAAAAAAGGATTTTTTCAACTGGTTGTTTGTTTTCTGGATTGAACTGAATAGGAGCAATTTCCTCAGCAGCTAATTCAACTTTTGGAGCTTTCAATTCAGCAAGTTCTGCCTCTAAAGCGTCAAGTTTTTCTTGTAATGCGAAAAACGTTTCTTTTGAAACAGACTCGACAACTCTTTTAGGTTGTGCTGGTTGTACTGCTTCCATTTCTGGTTCTGTAATTTCAGCTGCAGGATGTTCTGTTTCTGGCTCTACCTCTTCAGCTGCTTTTTCAGCAACTTCTTTAATAATACCTTCTACTTCAACAATTACAACTTGACCGTTTTCAAGGATGTATTCTCCAATTGGCATTGGCACGATACCTTCCTCAGTTGCAATTCCGATAGAAAAATCAGGTGCGAACTGTTCAGCTTCAACGATAGTAATACCGTCCTCAAGCTTCATTTGTTCCAATTTGATTTCCATACCTAAAGCAACTTTAACTTGTTTTAAGATTTCCGTTGGGTTCATATTTATTAATTAGTGATTGTTCGTTCTCCTGATGTTCTAATTACAACATTCGTTGCGTTAGAAACGTCGCTACCGATACCTTGATTTTGTAAATCTCCATTGCAACATTCTGCAGAATATTTACCATCAGGACAAAGGCAACCTTTTTTACCTGATTTAGGACTGATTTTTGATTTAGTTGGTTCCGCCATTTATGATTTGTTTTAATTTTTCAATAAGTAACTCTTCTTCTGATTGCATTTCTAATTTGTCGGCAAAATATCCCTCAATAGAAAATCCTTTAACTTCTCCTGCTTTTACTTTGTCCCAAATTTCTGGATTGTCTACTTTCATTGAAATCATCCAACTACCAGCCGGCAAACTGAAACCATATTTTTTAGATTTATCCATTTCTGGATCCTCGATCAACCAGGACTCGACAACGGTCATTCCTTCTAATTTCTTATTGTGTTGTAAAGTAGATTGCGATTGGTTACCATGAATAAAAAATAATTCAGAAGCTTTACGGATTGTTTCAGACGAGAAATAAACATAAAACTCGTTTCCGTTTTTATCTTTACGGTAAATTTGTTTGTTAGGAATTAAAGCCGCACCCATTAAGATTTTCTTTTCAGAATCTACTTCGGCAAGTTTAATTTCTATTTGCTGACTTAACGCAATAAAATTTTCCTCAATAGCAGGACGATCAACGACAGAAATAGCCTCTATCCCGTCTTTTAATTCGTCTTCGATGATTAACTCTATAACTTTCATAACTATACAACGTTTGTAATATATGTTTGTTTTATTTTCGTTTTATTTTTTTTTCGTTATGTTTATTTATAATAAATAAAAATAGCGTCTTATATACTATATTCTAATAATATAATATCTTAAAACTACGTTCTATATATATTAATTTAACATATATATATACTAAGTATTAAATACCTTTAAAATATTTTAAAAATTTTAAAAATTTTAAAAGGAAAATTAAAGGCATTTTCTTAATGTTTATAATACTTACCGACGTTTTTAAAAGAAATTTTTTTAAAATCGTTTTTTTTATATTTTTTTATATTTTAAAATTTTATTTTATATTCTTAAAATTAAAATTAAAACCTTTTAAAACACGCTTGAACTATCGTAAACGTTAGGATTTTATCTTTAAAACTGCTTTTAAAATTTTTAAAAAATAAGGTGTATTTTAAACTTTCGTAAAAAATACACCTGTTAAATTGATATATATAAAATGTTAATATTTTTACTAACTATATTATAGTAGTTATTTATATATTTGCAACGTGTTAATACTTCTATTCATAATCTCTGTTTTTAAAACCGATACAGCCTAAAAAACTATATCGGTTTTTTTATAAACTTGCGTTATTAACGATCGACCTATCAAGAGCTTGTTGTGTTGTAACTTGGTTAGCAACCACGTAAGTCTGTACAGGTTGTTGACTTCCTAACGTACTCGCGATTTGATTTACTCCGCTATTACCGATAACGTTAAATTGAGGTGCAGCTGCAGCGGCCATTCCTGCCATTCCTGATATAGCTGGAGTTGATCCGCCACCGCCACCTGGTACTTTTACCGAAACGATATCTTTAACGGCTTTGAAACCTGTAGCTGCAATTAAAGCAACGTTCGCGATTTTTAAACCTATCTCGAAAGGAGTAACTGTCTTGGTTGCTAACTCGGCAGTAATACCTTGATACGTGTTAATCATCGACGCAGCTACGGCCATCGCTTTACCAGCTGCAGTGTTTTTCCCTAACAGATCAGCTCCAGCCGATAATATACTCGATGTTTTATTAAACAACGCAACCTTGTGAGCAGCTTCGGCATCTGATATAGCTTTACGAGCATCAGAATTTGCTTTTTCATAAGCAGTACGTTCCTCTTGAGTTTTAAATACTATATTTTTTTCAGCGTCTTCTCTTGCTTGAATAGCTGCCAATCTTACTTCGTCGCTTAACGATTGATCAGTAGCAATTTTTAAATTACTTTCAGCAGTTTTAGCATCGGCTTCAGCTTTTGTTTTAGCGTCTAATTCAGCTTGTAATATTCTGTACTTTTCGTTATATTGAAGTAATATTTTTGCTTTTTCCTCTTCAGTTGTCGCTATTCTATTTATCTCATCTAAATCTCTTTGCTTTTGTAAATCAAGTTTTTGCTGATCAGTTTTAGCGTTTAGATTTTCTAAATCAGTTTTGTATCTTGTTTCTAAATCTAAAACAGCTTTTTTATGATCCTCAATAGATTTTTTTTCCTCTTCGTTTATACGTTTTAAAAAGTCTTTTTTATCTTTTTCAGATAGTTTATTATCCGCTAAAACAAGTTTTCTTTGTTCCTCGAAACTTAATTTTTGAGTTCTTAATTTTTCATCTATTGCTTCTTTTTCTGCGTCTTGACTTTTCTTTAACGCTTCCTTTTGAGCATCAGCAGCTTCTTTTTGTCTTGTTTTTTGTTCCTCGGCTAACGCCTTTGCGTCTTCAGATTCTTGTCTATTAAGCATCTTGCGTTGTTTATTCAACTTGATGCCAGTCATTGCGTTTTCAGTTTCGGCTTCGTTTAAAGCGATAGTTAAATCACGTAACTCTTGTTTTGATTTCTTTTCAGCTTGACCACCTAACGCTTTTGCTCTTTCTTTTGCTATTCTTAAATCCTCGGCTGCAATCCTAACCTTTTCTGCACTTGATGCTTTTTCAGCTTTTGTAACATCTTCTAAGGCTTTTTTCTTGTCTTTAATTGATGCAGTTTCATCCGTTAAAGTTTCACGCGATTCAACTAATAATTTATTTGTTTCCGATTGAACTACTGCCTGTTGTTTTCTCGCTTTATCTACCGCTTGCTGTTGTTTAGTTAAATTATAAACTAACTTTGCCGTAGTTCCGTCGATAGCGTTACCCAATTGTTTATATGATGTAGAAGCCTCTTTATTGGCATCTTTCATTGACTGAGCAGCTCCTTTAAAATCTAAAGTAATAAATTTATAAGCTGCAGCCGTTACGTTTATCAAAGCACGACCTAAACCAAAAATAGCATCTTTAACCTGAGTTCCTACAGCTTCAATTCCAGCGAATACAGCTTTTATTTCTTTACCACCTGCGATAGAACTTTGAAACGCCTCGTATAAAAATTTCAACGTTACAACGATACCGGCTAAAATAGCACCTACCGGATTGGCTACTAATTGCCACATTTTAACAAGTAAACCATCCATACCTTTAACGGCTCCACCTAAGGCAGGATTTAATTTACTAACAGAGTCTCCAAGGCCACTAATAAATCCACGAGCTTTATCCGTTTTGCTAAGATTAGAAGTTAACTCGTTAGCGGATTGGCTTGCTTCTTTTAAATTACTGCTTAAATTCGATATAGGTTTGTCTCCTGTTGTTTTTACATCGATTTCAATTACTTGTTTAATTGCCATTTGATCTGTTTTTTAAGTTCATTAAAATTTGAAGGTAATTTGTTTTTTCCTTTTGCTATATCGATCAATTCAGATTTACCAATTTCTGTTAATTGTAGCAAGTCAATAATATTTTTAAGCATTTTGTGTGATATAAATTACGTCTCCATTACTTGAAAGTAAATTGCAAACAATCGCAACACCCTCGTTATTTTTATTCAAATGAATATATATTTTCTCTTCGTCATAACTGATAGTATCTACTTGACTAAATACATCATCTCTAACTCCCCAAGTTAAACCTGTGCTTTTTATGTAGTCCAAAACAATATCCTGTTCATCACTACTAAAAACAAAACTTAAATTATTGTTAGGCAATACGCTTCTAAAATCCTCAACTAATTCAAATTTACTTTCAAACGTGTCTAAGTCTGTCGTGTATTGATTAATGATATAACGCTTATCTCTAATTACAATCCTATCGTTTAGCTTCAAGTTGATTAACTTTGTAAAAGGCAACCTCATTGATACTTTAATCATCCTAGATTTTAAAGAGTAAAGGTTGTTTAAATAAGAAAAATAATAATTGCTAAATAACGTGTTTGAAACTGTATTATCTGAATATAAACTACGTTCAGCCCACCAATTTAAACTATTTAAAGCACCGTTATAAACAACATCTTGACCAAAAGCATTGTAAGTACTAAGCTCTTCATATCCGCTTGTAGAAATCATTTTAAATGTGGCATTTAGATTTCCGTATTTATAAAGTATAATCGGTTTAGGAATATAAGGTTTATAATCAGGAGCAGTTTGTAAAACATATCCAACATTTAAATTAGCTCCATCAATATTTGCAAATTGTAAATCTTCAAAAGGCAATTCGATTGTATAATCTGAACCATCACTTGAGAACGTGTAACTTAAATCACCGTACTCTCTAGCGTAAGCATCTAAGAAATTTCTGTTTATTAATGATTCACATTTTTGATATTTAAAATCTATTTTCTTGTAGGCTTTAATACGCTCAAATTCTAAATCAGTAATTGTGTATTCACTAAAATCTTTTATCTCTCCTGATTGATACCAAGTTTCTAATTGCTCAATAGTATAGATAGTTTCGTTTTTAGAGAAAGCTGTTAAGTTAAACATCTTTAAAACTCCGCTAAAGAAATCTGCTATTTTCATATCAGGCATCAAAGAAGCTAAATTTAATTTAGAAGTAGTTACAACCGTATCGTTATAAAATGTGTCTGTAACATCTGTAATATATCCAAAACCATCATCAGACGTTGTATTCATTTCAATTGCTAAATTAAAAGTATCTGCTACATCTGTTTGAATAGTGAATGTATAGTTTCCAATTAAATACTCGTTTTGTCCTGTAGATTGTTGTTGAAATATATTTACAGTAGTCGAACTTGTACCACTCAACTCGGCAAACAGCAATTCGTTTCTGTAAACGTTAATAAAGAAGTTTACACCTGAACTAACGTCTACGTTTAAATAAAAAGTTCTACCTGTTTCAGAACCACCCATATCAAATATTGGATATTCGCCTGGAATGTTTACAATAGTTGAACGTTGTACAAATGTTTCTTTATTCTTTAACCATAGATAGGCATCAGTAAATCTAGTTTGAGTTAAAAAGTTACCTGTAAAGCTTACGCCATATTTCTCTCCGATAGCATAAAAAATAGATGATACTTTAACTGCAGGGAATAATTCGTTTGTATTTATTGCGTGGGAATTGTTTGTTATATCGTTAGGTCCACCGCCACCGTGTTGCCATAATCTATTACTTGAAATAAGCGGGAATACAACACCTGAGTCTGTAGGATTTTTAACCCTGTCTATTACGTTTGGAATTGAGTAATTAAAAGATAAAGCATTTATGTTTTCTAAAGTGATTAATTTATCCTCACCGAATTTATCCTTTAAAGATTTAAGTACACCATAGAAAGTTAGTTTGTAATTCTCAACCCTATTATCTTTTATCGATGCTCCCTCAATCTGCCAACGACCTACTCTAAATAATGCGTCATCAATCTCAATATAGCCATCATATCTTTTACGTTGGTCAAATCCATTCTCTATTGCATTTTCATACCAATGCTTAAATATCTCATTGTTTGTTTTAGTCGCTGGAATAGTAAACGATTGACTGAAGTCTGTAAATATCTTACTGATATCATTTACATTTTGAATAGACGATATGATACTTATTTTCTCATCAGTAAATAACTCAATACGTTTTGCGGTGTTTACTACCGCATTAGAGTCGCCCAAATCTGCTATCTCAGTTCTTAAACAAGTTCCTGCTTCAAATAAACCGCCTGCATCTTCTACTCTTTTTTCAAAAGCATTAGCATCGTTCTCGGTTAGATTTGATTCAGTTTCAGTGTATATGTATAAGGCTACTACCATTATATAACGTTATTAATTAAGCTAAATGAATACTCAAACTCAATTTCGTAATTTATGTTTTTATCGTTTAAAGATGATTTTAAAGGCGTTGCTTGTGTTTTTAATGTTACAGGCTTCTCATCTAATAATATAGTCTCAGACAGCATTAAATCCTGTATCAGTTCGCTATACAATTCATCAACCCATCCTGTGTTTACTTTTATAGTTTGCATACCATCTCTATTAAAAGAATGTTTTTGTCCTTTTAACGGATTGTAATCCCAACTACTTGGTAATAGTTTGTAATCGTTTCCTTTTGTCTCTATTGCTGTTGAATTAGATTTAAAGAAAGTTAAATATTGCCAACCTCCAAATCTATTAATAAACGTGCAAACCATTGGTGTATATTTAGGCTCACATATCTGTTCTACTTTTACAATAGCAAAACTATCCTCTTGTATTAATTCAATCGTATCAGCATACTCTCCGTTATAAACAAATGGTATTTTATAATTATAAATCTCTCCTGCAGTATGATAGTAATCAACATCCGCAACACCATCGTAAATTATATTTAAAGGAAACTCAACGTCACCTTCAATTAATAAATTAAAATATCCTGCTCTTGAATTGTATGTATGCGTAATGGCATTATTATATAAAAGTACTCTTGAAGTTGTAGTAATTAAATCATTAGCTCCATTCAAATAATTAGTATATCCCTCAACTCCTACATAATAAACAGAGTCTAAAAGTGTGTAAGTAGTTCCAATTAATTTATATCGTTTTACTCTAACTAAACACCAAGCATCGTTGTATTCAATAGATGGCTCATCTGGGTCTTTAGGTTCTACTATATTTATATTTTCTAAAATGTACTGAGAGATATTATAAACGTTTTCCCTGTTCGCTATACTTGAAATAGATTTAGCCAACGTGTAAGTTGGTGTAGTCGGTTCTGTTTGTCCTTTATGCCAAATAAACAACTCTACTTTCGAGCCTACCTGATTTGCCTCATTGATGCTAATTATATAAGGACTTCGTGCCGCTATTACTTTCATTTCTTTATCGTGTATTTTAAAAATTGTTCTAAATCTAAATTGTATGCTTCGATAATTTCCTCGGGTAAATTCTTAAATGCTTTTTCGAACGGTTTAGTAAAAAACATTGTCGGTTTAATTCCTTGAGCAAATATCCTGTTCTGTAATATAAATCCTATCGTTCGATAATTACCTTTCGTATATTTTCCTTTTGCATCTCGCAATCTTATATTCTTTGCTTTGGCCCATTCCATTAAAGGTTGCATTGGCGGTTTTTTATTCTTAAAAGAAAACGGACTCGAACCGGCTTTTTGTTTTCCGTTTTTAACCGAACTTGGATTGGCACCTTTTACCCCTTGATCAATAAACAGTCCGTAATCTTCCATCGTTATAGATAGCGTAAACGACGATTTGCTGACTGATAAACCAAAACCTAACGAGTTATATAGATTGCCTTTATATTTCGCGTTAGCACGCGTTAAATTCGATCGTGATTCTTTTACGACGTATTTAGCGAAATCAGATAAAGCCTTTCCAGTCGTTTCGTTTAACATACCGTCATATCGTTTGGAATAAGTACGCTAAATGATAAATTCCAACCTGCTAAATCATTTTCAAATCTTTCCGTAAAAGGCTCGGCAGTTGGTGTTCCTGTTAAAACAAACGTATTATCGGTACGTTCTAACAATTCGCAGAAACGAGCTTGAGCTTGAAACATTTTATTCCAGGCGTCAACCTTATTATCTTTCGTATCGTCTAAAATATCGATAAACAATATATTGAAATCCAATTGCCATACGTTCGATTGACGTGTAGCGTTACCCATTATAACGTGCGTTAAAGGAAATAACGTTTGTTTGTTTAAATCAACCTGGAATATATCTCCTTCGGTAATCGTATTGATTAAAGGAATACCACCTAAATAGGTTTTTATTTTATCTATTGCGTTGTAAATCATTTAGTTTTTTATTTTCTAGTTCTATTTTTTCTTTTTCAAACGTCAACCAAGTTAAAGCCTGATGTAATGTTAATTTTGTAACGCTGTCAAATTTGAGTAGATCCCCATTTGCAATCGCGTAAATTGACTGATACCATCCCCAGCGGTTACCGAATTGAGATACTGCTGAATAGTCGCTCTGTCCGTCGGATTCAATTCTGGTAAAGAAGCTGTTGTAACTCTCAATAATTCCATCCCTAAATCGTAAAAAAAAACCTGCGCTCCAAGTACAGCACTCATCGGAGCAAACTTCATAACGTCGGCATATTTTTCGCTTCCGTTATATTCCTCGATTTCGTACATATGACCGCTTTTGCTTTTAATCGGTCGGTACAATACAGCCATTAATTTATGCCAAGATTGAACGTCTGTAATATACGTATCTATATCAACGTATTCTCCCATCGTTATGTTTTCTAAATCAGGTATAAATCCAAACTCGATACCGCCTATTTTAAAACTCTTTACAAACGGTTTGTTAGCTTCGAATAATTTATTGATATGTATTAATATCTCATTTGCTGATTTAGCTTTAATCTTTCCTACTTCTTTAAAGTCTAAACCACAAAAGATTTCGATTGTTTTCTGATTAACAAACTCGCTCGGATCGTTCTCCGAAATTAATTTGCTATACTTCTGAAATCTTAATAAAGTAATCTCTTGTAAATTTTCTGGTACTTCAATTTCTACTTTCATATTTATACAACGTTTAAGTTTTTGTTTTGTTATATTAATGCACGTAATATTTACCCTTATTAGGTTCTCCGATAACTTCCCATAATACGTAACCGATCGGGTCCAGTAAGTGGTTCCAATCGTCAATAGCAGTTTCAGATTTTTTATCGTGCCATACGTAATTGTTTAACTCCTTGATCAAATTAGTTGAGTCAGGCGTTACGATAATCTCCCAATCCTGCAGTAACGCAATACGTTCGACGATCTTTGGCTTGGCTATTCCTTTTATATTACAACCTTGCATCCGTAGTTCCTCGATCAAACGAGGTTCGGCACTATCGGCGATGATTAATTGATTTCCGGCGTAACGTTTGTTTTGTACAGATAACTCCGAAGTAGTCAACCCAGGTTTATAAAGTAATTCCTGGCAGTAGATTCGTTTATTAGTTTTATCGATCGCACATTTTACCAACGTTGACGGATCAATACTAAATCCATAATCTTGACCAAAGTAAATATAATCTGTATAATTAAAGGCATCGATACGCCAATTGGTATATATAACTCCTTCGGCTTTATTTAACCAACCACCAAGGATAACGTGATTGTATTTTATCGGGTTTGTTTGTTTTACCTTCTCGATTTCGTCTATAAACGATTTAGGCAGGTTTACGTAATTATCTAAGTAAGTTGTATGTATATACGTTACGTCTTCTTTTACACCGTTAAAACCTTCCTGTACACCAGCGTCCTCGAAAAAGCGTTTATAAATCCAATGTTCTTTCGTCGCAGGATTTAATATTAATATAATTCTGTTTTGATGTTTCGAGCTACGAATAGAAAGATTGATTTTATCAAAGGTTGATTCGTCGACAAGTTCCTCGGCTTCGTCTAATATCCAAGTATCGATACCTTGTAACGATTTTAAGTTTGCTGTTTGATCTCCAGAACTTGTTTTAATACCTCTAAATATTATTTCGCTATTCGAGTACGTGTTTTTGATTTCTGATTTATTTACAGCAAACAGATCTTGTTTATCCATTAATTCGATCTTCTCTTGAAACTCGGGTATAATAGATAAATGCGCTGACGTCATCGTTTGACGCGTAAACAGTATCTTATGGTTTTTCTCGAATGATAATAAGGTGGCGAAAGTTCCAACGCCAAAAGATTTAGCTGAACCTCTACCACCTGTTATAATGTAATATCGAGTGTCGTTAACAAATAACGGTTTGTATTTATTGTTTAGTGTTATCAAAGTTTAACAACTCTTTTAAATTGATCTCGTTCACGTTTAAGTTAGTGTTTTGATCAATAACTTGTTTAGGCATCCCGTAACGATATTGGAGCCAAGTCTTGATAGCGTTAACATCTTTTTGTTCTACTTTCTCAGATAGCGCAATCCATACCGATTCTGGCAATAGTACGGCGTCCATTGATTCGATTAAAGATATTAATTCGTCTTTTTTCATACGACCTGAGTTTGGTCTTGCTCCACCGCGTTTACCTTTTGTTTCCATTGAAATAAATTGAAATCCAAAATTAATTAATTATTTCCCACTTACCGCGTTTCGTTTTTTTCTTTAACACGATTCGTTTAGTACCGTCTGGGTTTACGATAAACTGTGACTCGTAAACTTTAACTTGTCCTTTTTTAATTTGACGTTGTAACGATTGACTCATTATAGTAAACGTTTTAACTCGTTAAGGTATTGCCGCCAACAATCGGCGCAGGTACTATTTTCGATTCGTGTATTATAAACGTAGTTGTAAACATCAACTAATTGACTTCGCTGTTTGAACGTTAGCGTAGTAGGTATTTTTCCGTCTATAAATACAACGTTTAAATACTCCAAATGTTCATCGGTAGGACAATTAATTACTTTCTTACCCCAGGACAATAATTTGTTTAACGCTTCTTTACGTTCGTCACATCCGCAGTCTAAACCAGTCGCTTCGGATATTGCCTCAACTACGGCTTTGATTCCGGTCGCCTCGGTGATTGCTTCGACGGCATCTCCTAACCCTTGTATTTTCTTTTTAGGTCTTCCCATAATTATATTTAAATAATGTTATTTGATTTTCTACTTTAAAAATATTTTTGTCTTCTGTTTTACTTAACTTATTTAAAGTTATAATAAAATAATTTTTTATTGATTCCCAATCTTTAGAATGTTTTGAAGTAATTTTAATGTAATAAATAATATTGGAATTTATAGAATAATTAAACAAAATTAAAATTTTATTAATTGTAAAATGAAATATTTTGTTAATATATAAATCCATAATATTATTTGTTATAAAATTCCTTAATCTTTACTTTACATTTTTTAATCGATCCGCAAACGATACCTAAACTGATTTTTGTTTCCTTTGCTATTTCTCGCATCGTCATATCGTTATCGATCCATAGATCAAATATTTTTCTATGAAACCAATGCACATTATTAAGCGGTTCGTTTCCTACTATATAATCATAGTTTGGATATTCGCAAACGTCTTGAATTTCTGAGATATCGATACGCTGGTGTTTTTTTCGTAATTGGTTTAAATCCATTACTCGCCAATATATCCATTTCAAGCAAAAGGATTTATTAACTTCTTTATCGTGGATATGGATATAAAGCTCTTGTACTAAATCTTCTGGGTAGAAAGTTTCACCGCAATATTTTGCGAACTTTATGAACTCGTCGTGATTTTTGTACATTTCCATTACGACAAATATACTACAAATTAAAATACAATTCCCAATCGAGTACGTTCCAACTTTTTAAAGGTTTGTTCCAAAGATAAAAACCTTGTGATTTTTTATTTAACTTTCTTAGTTTATTTATTACGTTTACCATCTTATCTTTAGGCGTGCAAACTATCGCTGAAACCTTGGTATTGTTATCGTGCTTACGTGTAACCTGATCGGTATATCTTGCGTTGCGGTTCTCTGTAAATATGATTTTCTGCTCGTAATACGGTTTGTTTTTTAAATCATAATATTTATTGAAAATGTTAATATCTTTTTTCTCGAACGCTTCTTTTAATATTTTAAATTTAGGATCGTTTGCGTGTTTGTTTTGTTTTGAAAACATATTTAATATCGTTGCGTGTCCTAAATTAAGATATTGACCAAGTGCTGTAACTGTTTTAAATTGCGATTTGTTTTGTTGTGACCAAAGTAAACGCATTATATAATATTCAAATTTTCTATTACGTTCTTTGATATCGATATTGAATAGTTGTTTTATTTCTTGCTCTGACATT